GGTGATGGTGAAGAGGAACTCGCCGTCCGAACTGATCGTGGTGTTTGGGAGGACATCAACGCCCCCCAAGGTTGTTCCGATCTTCACCTTCAACTGGGTGGGGATGGTAAGGCCCCCGACTTTGCGCGCCCCAGCAGACGCCCGGAACCGGAAAACGTAAGTCCCCGCCGCAACCCCCGCGATGCTCTGCCGGGCCTCCGCGGCGCCATTGGTGATGAGCAGAATGTACTGCATCGGCGCATACCCGTGGAGGCGGGCGCTACTTACAAAAGTCCAGCCGCCGCCCCCTACGTTGCAGTCCCCGTTCACCACGAGTTCGGAGTTCAGCAGGCCAAGGACCCCAGACGGGGTGAATACCCGAAGGCGTCCATTGGTCAGCGATACTTGGTACCGATCGAGATTGGCGCTCTTGAACCGGAGGAGCCGTCGAAACCCCGCGGTGTCGATCGGGGCCGCCACAAGCTCCAACCCTTCCCGCTTCATCAGCGAACCTTGAGGCATGGGGACAAAGTTGTCGCACTCCGCCAACCCCTGCTGGTAGGGCTTTGAGTCCACCCGCCCCCGCAGGCGAGGGGATACCTCGCCGGCGGCGAAACTGGTCTGGATGGGAAACGGGGCTGGCATGGACTACCGCCTCTGAGACAGACTGCCGGTGGTGTTGTCCTTCTCCGAGGTGCCCTGGCTTCCGTCGAGCCCCGAGGCTTCCTTGACCTTGACCTCCGCGACCTTGAGGAGCGCACCCCATAGGGTGGCGTTCTCGGTCAGCGGAATGCACATCTCCTGGGCCATCTCCGTCGCGATAGCGAAGACGAAGGCGAAGGAGAAGTTGGCTTCGATGCAGGTGCCGTCCACCCCCTCGATGTAGAGGGTGGTCGGCTTCCGGCTCACGTTCAGCTTCGTCCCCACCTTTTCGAACTCGATGTCGTACCGGCCCGAGCCATCATCGACCCGGTGGACCCGGAGGCAGTCCGCTGGCACCACGCAGGACCCGGCCCACCGAGGATGGTCCGCAGCGCCCCACACGGTGTTCGCCCAGACCTTCTTGGCGAAGGTCCAGTTGCGGGACTCCAGCAACGCCCCTTTCTTCACGGGGTAGAACGTCCGACACAACACCGCCTGGGGCGTGGTGTCGGTGGTGTAGTCCCCGATCTTGGCCGTGGAGAGGTAGCCGAGAGCGACGTTGCAGATGCCGGTGGAGTCCACGTGAGCCCCTTACTCCAGCGGGTTGCCAGCCTTGACCTTCTTCGGGGCCGCCTTCTTGGCGGCCTCGTCGGCCGCGAGCATCTCCGCCAGGGCCTTGTCCTCAGCCGCGGCCTGGATGGATTCGGGGCTGGGAGCCTCGTCGGGCGCGCTGGCGCGGGCCGTGAGGGTCTCCTTGAACTTCTCGTCCAGGGCCGCCGGGTCCACCCCGGGGAACATGGAGCGCACCGCATCCCACGGGGCGCCGGCCTTCATCATCCTGACCATCAGTTGGATCTCGTCCATGAAGAGCGAATCGCGCATATGCAGTTCTCCTATGTGAAAGAGGCGGCCCCTCGAAGAAGGGCCGCCCCCGATTCAGCCGGAAGGGAGGAGCCCGCCGACTCAGTTGGTCTCGAGGTAGTGGACGCGGAACATCTTCTTGTCCTGGATGCGGACGGCGCCGGCGTCGAGGCTCGAGTACACCAGGGTGTCGAACTGCTTGGTCGGCACCTTGGCGATCTCGGTGGTGATGGGGCTGTTCTCCTTGAGGCCGATGGCGTCGGCCGTGTAGGCCAGGGCGTACTTCTGGTACGGACCCGCACCGCCGGCGACGGTGAGCAGGTTGCTCACGATCCACGTGAACCCCATCCAGCCCTGGACCATCGTCCCGGACATCAGCATCTGCCCGTTGGCGTAGTCGCGACTGGTGGCCTTCGCGTCGGTCATCAGCGCCGCCACGAAGTTCGGGGTGACCACGAAGAAGCACTCCTCGTCGTCCGCGATCTCGGACTCGAGCACCAACTCGCGGGTCGTCTGCACCAGCGTGAAGCTGGGGGCGATGGCCGCGCCACCGACCTGCTGCGCGACCGGGAGGGTCGGAGCGTTGCCGAGCGAGTCGAGCGAGGCGCCCGTCGCGGCGGCGATGATCAGCTTGTCGATCTTGCGGCCGAGCCGGTTGGCCTGGCCCCGGATGAGGGCCGACTGCGGGTCCACCAGGGTGCGCGCGGCGTCGAACTTCTTGAAGGTGTCGGCCGTGTAGACCGGGACCGGGGTCGCCACCCGGTTGTTGAACACGGTGTTGTCGATGACCGTGTCCACCCACTTCGCGGCGTTGGTGCCGTAGGCGGGCGCCTGCAGGGTGTCGTGGGTGTCCACCGTGTTGAACTGGTGGTCGCTCGAATCGAAGCCGCGCACCGTCACGGTGCGGCGCAGCTTGGAGCCCTGCTGCTCGACCAGGTGGATGAGGTTGTTCTCGTAGGTCTTCTGCCACAACATCGTATTTTCGTTGATCGCCATGATGAGCCTTCTTTCGGTGTCCGCACTCAGCGGACGAGAGGTGAACTACCTGTCGCCGCGAGTTACCCAGGACCCCGGGCTCGCCGTTCGCCGCCCCCGAGGCCTTGCGGTTCCCTCGGGAGCGGCGTGCGTTAAAAAGATCCTACCCCTACAGGGTCATCTCCGTCAACTTGACCACCTTCTCCACCAGCGTCTTGTGGAGCGAGGGGTTGACGGACTTGTTCCAGTAGGCCGGGTTTCCCTGGATTTCCGCGATCTGCGCCCGCGCCTCGGCGGGGTCAAACCGCGGCGGCCCGCCTCCGTTCGACCGCTCGAGGCTGACCTCCTTGGCGTCCACCCCGGCGATGGTCGAGGTCTTGTACAGGTCCCGCAGGGCGGCCGCGGAGACCTTGCCGGCGGCGATGGCCGCGACCTCCTCGTCCGACTTGCCCATCTTGCGCGCCACCACCGCGGCGGCGAGGACCCGGTCGGCGTGGGCAACCCCCCACTCCTGCTTGAGGGCGAGGTGCTGCTTCTCGAATTCGACCACCGCGGCGGCCGTGGCCTCGGCGGTCTGCAGCGCCAGGGCCTGGAACTGCTTCTTGGTGAGGCCCGCCTTCTGCGCCTGCGCGCGGGCGGCGTCGAGGTCGAGGCCCTTGGCGACCGCCTCGTCCACGGTGTACTCCTCGATCTTCTCAGGGCGGCCGAGCCGCTTCAGCATCGACTCCTCGTCGTCGGCCACCATCAACTCTGGGGCCGTCGCCAGCACCTTGGCGATGTACTCCTTCCTCTGCTCTGGGGTCGCGTCCGGGCCGGGCGGGCGCATCGAATTGCCGATCATTCGGCTGGCCTCGATGTAGCTCTTCGCCAGATCCGCCGGCGTCTTGAACTTGGTGACGTTGGGGTCGGTCTTGAGGTCATCCGGTAGTGCTTCGATCCAGGCTTCCATAGGTCATCCTCCCTTTTTGTGGAACTGCTCCAGTTCGCGCAGGTACACCACCACGTCGTGGGCCCCCACACGGTAACCGGTGTCCTGCGGGTCTTTCCCGATCAGCCGACGCCCCTCGCCCAGGAACTCCTGCTCGATGGCCTCGAGCAGGAGTTGACCGTCTGGGGACTTGAGCACGTTGGCGACCGCGGCCGCGCGGCGCTGCAGTTCCTCCTCACGCTGCGTCAGATTCATCGGGCGCCCCCTCGCTCTGGGCCATAGCGGCCGCCTTGTCCCCCTCGGCCGCGGTCTTCATCACCTGGGCGGTCTGCGCCGCCTTCGCCATCTTCGCCCGCTCGACCCGCATCGCCCTGGCCTCGGCCGCCGAACGGAGGCAGGCGGCCGGCGTGGCGAGCCGCTCCGCCATCTCCCGCACCGCGCCGCCGGCGTCGAAGGCATCCGAGGCATCTTCGAACTGCATCTTCTTGGCCGCGGCCACCGCGGAGAAGAGCCGCTCGATGGCGGCCACCTCGTCGGTGCGCTGCGAGCGCATGAATGGCCCGAGGTACTCGATCCGCATGGCCGGGTTGGTCTGCAACACGATGGCCGGGGGAGGCGGGAATCGGTCGGCCCGGTACATCATGTTGAAGATCAGTTGCAGCATCGGGTCGGAGAGATCGTTATTGGTGCGCCCCACCGTGGCACCGAAGAGCCGGTTGAGAAGCTCCACCCGAAGCTGGGCCTCGGTGGCCGTCATCGCCGGCGAGTCCTTCAGCGTGAGGTCATCCTCGCGGAAGTACTTGCGGACCATGTTCCTCATGTCCGACAGCATCATCTCGGACACGTCGAAGCGGGCCTTGCTTTCGTAGGGGACGATGTCCTCGATGCGGCGGACAACGGTCTTCCCGCCCTTGCGGAGGTTGAGGTCGGAGAGCAGACCCCGCTCCGTCACGAGGGTGGCCGGGTCCACCGCCTTCTCCGCAGCATCGGTGATGGCTTCGAGCCATGCGTTGATGAGCTTCACCGTGGGGAGCGCGAGCGCGCCCGGCCCGAAGCCCCACTTCGATCCGACTGCCTTGTCCCAGCGCCCGATGAATGAGGGCATCTCGTAGTAGCCGCCCTCGTCGCCCAGCGCCACCTGCCCCTGCTCGAGCACGTACTGGTATGCGAACGGACGGGCCTTCGCCGCGCGGACCTTCTCCCCCACCTTCATCGGGGGCGCGCCCGTGCGGGGGTAGACGCAGAACACCACGTCCCATTGCCGGGTGTCGCCCTCGGACTCCGCCTTCTTCAGTTCGTCGGTGATGGTGGGGTGCACCTCGCCGGTGGACGGATTGGTGAACTTCGCCACGATCTGGCCGGCGGTCCACTTGTAGTTCCGCCAGAAGACCCGGGGGCGGCCCTTGTGGTCCTCCTCGAATTCCACCTCCTCGAGCGGCACCGCGGCGCAATCAATGCCTTCCCACTTCTCTGGGTTGACCGGCTCCACCACGATGCAGGTGTTTCCGAACCCCACCATCGAGTAGATGCCGGCGGCCATCTCGAGCCCGAAGTTGCTGGCGACGATGGCCTCATACATCAGGGAGGTCACCGCCTCGATCCAGGCCTGCGCCTCCTTGTCCTTCTGAACGATGGGGTTGCGGAAACCCAGGCTGAACCACTTGGCCGCGGGGTTGAACATCGAGGCGTAGTACATCGACGCCAGCCGCTGCGCGCCGATGGGCGCGGTTGAGTCCCACACCTCGCGGGTGCTCCAGTTCTTGCTGCCCTCGCCCCGGGCCATGTTGAAGTTGGAGCTGAGCGGCATGATGTACCGCGCGATGTCCCGCCACAGATCCTCGACCACGGTGCGCTGGCCGCGCTGCCTTTTGAAGCGTTGAAGGATCTCGATTGGGGTCATCATTCTCTCCGAGGGCTGTTGGTGATGACGCGGAAATTGTCAACCACCCTACGCGAAGATGCCGCAGATTCCAAGGCGCGGCTATCTTCACCCTCTCCGACCATCAGGTACTGCAGGGCCTCCGCCACGTGCGAGAACTTGTTCTTGTCGGGCTTGTCGCGGAACTTCTCGGTGCCCGAAGACGCCACCCGCTTGTAGCAGTACCCGCCATTCATCGCCTTGCGGAGCACCTTGCACCGGGGGTGGATGGCGAGGGCGGGGCGACCCAGGATGGTGAGCCGGGTGAGAGCCCGCCCCACCGCCTCGCGGCGCAGGGTGAAGTCGTTGGTGGGGGCTGGCGAGAGCGGGATGCCCTGGCTGTTGACGACGTCGAATGGGGTCTTCTCGTCGGCCTGACTGCGCTGGTCGCCGGCGGGGTCACCGTGGCCGGCGATGTGGCGGCCCGGGTACATCCGGCGGATGTAGGCTGCGGCGCTCTCCGCGAAGGAGACCGCCCCCAGGTTGTCCGCGCACATCTCATCGAAGACTTGGTACTGGCTGTCGCGCGGGTCGCGCTGCGCGAAGACCATCGCGGGGGTGAGGCCGAAGTCCATCCCCAGCAGGATGCTCTCGGCGCGGAAGGGCTCAATGGTCGGGTCCACGTGCACGTGGTCGCGGAACTCCGGGTAGATGGGCTTGCCCGCCATCGTCGGCCCGTACTGGGCATGGACATGGACCTTCACCCAGATCGGGTCGGAAGCGTTGAGTAGCACCAACTTGATGTAGTAGTCGCGGCCGCCCTCGAGGTGGTCGAGGTTCTCCGCTTCGGGGGTCATGCCACCGGGCTGTTTGAAGATCTCGAGGTGGTCCTTCAAGTCCTCGGAGAGCAGGCTCTGCTCCTCGAAAAGCTTGTACCACCACGAGTCATCGTCGGGCGGGTTGGTGTCGAGGATGAGCCCCGACCACGTGGGCCCGCCCTGGCGCATGGAGGGGAAGCGGCGGAGCCGGCCGAGCAGCATCTTGATGACGGCGTAGTCCACCTCGCGGGCCTCGTTCACCCACGCCCCGGTGAGTTCCAGCGAGAGGAGTTTCTTCACGTCCTCGGGCCGGTCGAGTGCGCGGAAGAGGAACTCCGCCTCGACGTCCCCGTACTTCATGGTGAAGGTGAAATCCTGCTCCGACCACGCCCCCAGTTGCGGCGGGATCCACTCCTCGAAGGTCTTGCGGGTGGTGTCCCGCAGTTCCCCGTAGGTGTTGCGGATGACGGCCCACCGGGTGCGGCGGATGCCGTCCGGGCCGGGCTTTTGCTGCCGGGCGCGGCGGTGCAGTTCGTTGACGCAGCCCGAGGACTTGCCCGAGCCGAACGGGCCCATCAGCCCGCGGATGAACTTGTCGGACGCCATGAAGCGCCCGACCGTTGGCGGTGCGTTGTAGACGATGGAGAGCGCCACCGGGGCTCAGATCTCCTGGGTGGTGGAGGAGGAGGGCGCCAGGGCTCGACGCATGATGGCGGAGCAGGTGCAATCCCGCGTGGTGCACCCACCCGAGGTCTGTCGGTACGGGCAGTCCGCGGGCGGGGAATCCACGAGCCGAGGCGTGTGGCCGGCGCGCCGGATGGGCTCCACGAGGGAGGGCCAGCAGGTGATAACATTCATTGGGCCACCGGAAGGATGGTGTGGATGCGGTAGGCCACCGCGGCGAGCAAGTGTGGATCCTCCGGGGCTTCATAGGCGAGGGCCCGTAGGATGTCCTCCACCGCGGCACGCTTCGCCTCCGCGAGCGACACCGCACCGCGGAGGGACTCTACCCCATCCAGCAACAGCCGCGCCTCGGAGGTTGTCATTGTGACACCCAAGTTGGCATGAGGGTCATATCTAGTCAAGCGGATCGACGGGGGTAGTGACGGATGACTCCAATGACACCTGTTTTGTAGATCCATCAGAGAAGTTGATCTGTACATTGACCTGGGCCCCGGTGGCGCCGCGGTCGGCCGGGTCCTCCCGGGGCTTCAGCTTCCGGTAGCGGTACGGCATCAGTTCGGCGGCCGCCTTGAACTTGAGGTCGGGATCCACCGAAAGCTGCAGCAGGAACAGGGTGGTGAGCGGGTCTGCGATGCGGCGGGCCAGTTTGTCATAGCGGTCATGCAGCGGCTCGAGGCCGGCTGGCTTGGAAGGGATGATGGCGACCGGGAAGTCTTCAGAATCGCGTGTCATGGTGTCACGGTGTCATTCCTGGCTGGGGGAGGTCAAGTCGTAAGTCTGAATAACAAAAAGACAAGTTTAGAGATATTGAAAAATTCTGGGAGGTGGTGGCCCCAGCCCCAGCCGGCGTTCCAACTCGGGGGGTGGGGGTGCCTTCCCCGCCAGCCTGGAAAGTTTCCAAGTGAGGGGCGCACCCTGGGTACGCTAGGACGCAGGGTTGCAGCGCGCGCCACACCGGGCAGGGGGCGCATGACGCAACCCACCAGGGTACAAGGTGAACGGTTGGCGGCCATGACGCCTATGACTCCAGACGCTCAGTCCGTGTCACCGGTCTAAGCGCATGATATGCCTGGTGGAATGTCGGCAGTGACACCAGTGACACCTGATCTGCCCTACTCCCACCCCCACAGAGCATACAGAGCATCACCCTATATGTATGGTCACATATGGTCACTCTACCCCTTACCCTTTCAACTAGAG